TACCATTACAGAATTAGAAAAGAAAGACAATCATATTCAGACTTAACAGAGATATTGAATATGGAATCAGATCAGGAAACATTTGAAACAGAACAATTATTTCAATTATTGGAAGAAGAATATTGTGAATTAGACTGGTTTAGAAAATCATTATTGGATTTATATCTTTCACTCAATTCACTCAAAGCGGTATCAAGAAAGACAACTATTCCCTTAACGAGTATAAGTCGTTATATTAGGGAAGGCAAGGAACAAATAAAGACAAATGTAATTTCAAAATTAAATCGTTAAGGTATGAGTACATCACTAACAAGAAGATATAAAAGACAACAAGAAAGAGAATCAAAGAAGATGTTCCTAAAAATTCAAAGAGAAACGATGGAACAGATAAATAAACATACTCCTGAAGAGAGACAACAGTTACTTGAACTATATGATGTAATGTTAAAACAAAGAGAACAAGAAAGAATCAATAGGGAAAATACTGTTATAGTAGAAGGAGAAGAAGAACAAAACAATTTACCATGGGATGTGGATGTAAAAAAAGAGAACCAATTGTTGTAACCCCTCAACCAACACCTGAACCAATACCTCAACCACAAGAAGATTGGTATAATAACATAGATGAAATAACACCAATAAGTGGACAAACTCAGAACTAAATTATGGACAAACTCGGAAGTAAGGATAGATTAGAAAAGTTAAAACAAAACTCTATTGAAAATCCTGGCAAACAAAAGAGAACAAAGTGTACAACTTGTAAGAAACCAAAGGAAGTTGTGGTAGAAAATATACCACTACCATTTGAGTTAGAACCTGAAATATATATCCCAACCGTAGAGGATATTAAACTTGCTTACGCTGAACTAACATCATTCGGTGGTGTGAAAGAAGACAAGAAGGAGTTAATTCAAAAGGTATATCAGGCACTGTTCAATGAGGAATTTATATTTAACTGTGGAGGATGTGGTAAGAGTCAAGCAAGAAAGTTTACCAATCACTTAAATAACATAGGATTATTATGAGCAAGGAAAACAAAGCAAACGAGTTAGAATATGAACAAAGGATGGAACGAGCCTTTGAGTTAATGTTATATGAGAAAAAATCATATGATGAATTTAAGAAACAGTTCGCACAGGAATTTGATATATCAACAAGACAAGCAGAGAATGTGTGGAAGGATGTTAGGAACCGTTTAAAGGAACGATATAGTCAGAACCAAGAGGAAATACTAACCGAACAATTAAATCGTCTGTATGACCTTTTAAATCGTTGTAGACTACAAGGTAATAGAAGGATTGAATCAGAAGTTCTAAGAGACATAACAAAGATATTAGGAATGGAAGCACCAAAGAAAGTTGACCTAACTTCAAATGGTGAAACTATTTCTATTAATATTAACATAACGGAATAAAAAAATTTACTAACAACGATAGTAATGTTTCGTTTTTGACAAAATTATATACATATATATGAAAGTACTACTACACGGAGATTGTTTAGAACAAATCAAAACATTTAAAGATAACTCAATTGACAGTATTGTCACGGATCCACCTTATGGTTTATCATTTATGGGGAAGAAGTGGGACTACGATGTTCCATCTGTTGATGTATGGAAAGAATGTTTAAGGGTTCTAAAACCTGGTGGTCACCTATTATCATTTAGTGGTAGTAGAACGTATCACAGAATGGCGGTAAGGATTGAGGACGCGGGGTTTGAGATTAGAGACCAAATTATGTGGGTCTATGGTAGTGGGTTTCCTAAGTCTCATAACATCAGTAAGGCGGTGGATAAACTACAAGGGAATGATAGGGAAGTTGTTGGTAGAAAAATACAACGAGTAGATGGAACTGTAAGAAATAAACAACCTAATGGTGGGTTTATGAAAGACAATGTTGTAACGAAAGATAGTGATGGATATGTTGATGTAACAAAACCTGGTAGTCCTGATAGTGAGAAATGGGAAGGATGGGGAACCGCACTAAAACCATCACACGAACCAATCGTTATGGCGAGGAAACCATTTAAAGGTAATGTAGCACAGAATGTATTAGAGTGGGGAACGGGTGGAATTAATATAGATGTGAGTAGGATTGTATATAAGGATGATAAACCACATTCAGTATCAACAGAAAGGGAAGGTGGTAATAGTTGGAATAAAGATTATCAAAGAACAGAAGATTGGATTCCAAACAACGAAGGTAGATGGCCTGCAAACATTATGTTTGACGAAGAGGCAGGACAAGTATTAGATGAACAATCAGGGATTAGTAAATCAACACCTGACAAAAGAACAACAAAAATACCAACAGGTGAAATGTTTGGAACAGGTAAAATCACATCACATAACGATAAAGGTGGAGCAAGTCGTTTCTTCTATTGTCCCAAGGCATCCAAGAAAGATAGGGATGAAGGGTTGGATAATTTTGAAGAATATACAAGTGGAAAGAATGGTAGAGGATTAGATAGAATGTGTAGTGAGTGTGGTACTAAAATGGTTAATCAAAAAGATTGTGTATGTGAAACTCCTAATTGGATTGATATACCAAAAAAGAATTATCACCCAACAGTTAAACCAACAGACCTAATGTTATACCTAATCAAACTCGTAACACCAAAAGATGGATGGGTTATGGACCCGTTTATGGGAAGTGGTTCAACAGGTAAGGCAGCAATGAGAGGTGGATATGATTTTATTGGAATTGAAAAGGAAGAAGAATATCTAAACATAGCAAAGGCAAGAATAGAAAACGAATATGGAAATAAACATTAATCCAACCAAGAGACAATCACAGGCATGGAAATATCTTAATGACGATTCAACCAACATAGTTTTATTTGGTGGGTCAGCAGGTGGAGGAAAGTCATGGTTAGGATGTTTATGGATTACAACTTTATGTTTACAGTATAAAGGGATTAGATGTTTGATTGGTAGAACAGTATTAACACAATTAAAACTAACCACACTTAATACGTTATTTGATTTATTAAATGTTATGGGATTAAAGTCTGGTGAACATTATAACTTCAACGGACAATCAAATGTAATGACATTTAATAATGGTTCAGAGATTATATTCAAGGACCTACAACAACAACCAAGTGATCCCAATATGGATTCATTAGGTTCATTAGAAATATCGGCAGCCTTCGTAGATGAGGCATCACAGATAACCTCATTAACCTTTTCAATTATTAAATCTCGTTTACGTTATAAGTTAAATGAGTATAATCTAATTCCAAAGGTATTAATGACATGTAACCCTGCAAACAATTGGATTAAGAAAGACTTTTACTTACCACATGTTAATGGGATTTTGGAAGAAAACAAGATATTTATACCTAGTCTTCCATTAGACAATCCCCATCTTCCCCATAGTTACATACAAATGTTGAAGGAATTACCACCACAACAAAGACGTAGATTACTTGAAGGTGATTGGGACTACTTGGATGACACAGGAAGTTTGTTTGAGTTTGATAGTATATCGGATAGTGTGTTCAGAGATACACCAAATGGAATGGATAAGAAGTATATGTCAGTCGATGTTGGTAGGTTTGGTAGTGACAGGTCCGTAGTAACGATTTGGGTGGGACTGGTGGTCACGGAAATACTAATCTATACCAAACTATCAACCACAGATTTATCGTCTGAAATAAGGACTCTAATACAGAAATATGGAATACATATCAACCATGTAATTGTGGATAGTGATGGAGTTGGTGGAGGTGTGGCAGATCAGTTGAGAGGATGTGTAAACTTTGTGAATAATTCCAAAGCACTACATGACCAAAACTTCTCCAATCTTAAATCCCAATGTTATGTTAAACTATCTGACATGTTAAAGGAAGGAAAGATAAGTTTGAATTTAATGGACCCAACAATAGTAGACGACTTGACACAGGAACTATTAAGTGTTAAGTTAAAGGATATTGATAAAGATAATAAAGTGGCAGTTCAATCAAAGGATGAAATGAAAAAGGTATTGGGTAAGTCTCCCGATTTATCAGATAGTCTAATGATGAAAATGTACTTTGACATAAAGAATTTAAAATCTACAGGAAGGTACGCAATGACTTTCGTAGGATAAAATATATATATATATATGAGTAATGTAACATTTAATTTTAACGGTAATGATTATAACTTACCTGATTATTTATCCATAGAGGATTATGTAAAGATTTTTAAAGTTAAGGATTTGTTTGAGGATGAATATCTTCACGCAAAGGTTATTAACTTATTAACCAGTTGTCCGATGAATGACTTATTGGAAGCTGAACATCATAAGGTTGAGTTTCTATCCACATCAATCTTCGCCATGGTCCCACGACCACCATATAATTTAGTAGATACATTTGAATTGAATGGTGTTAAGTACGGGTATCTACCATCATATAAGGAAATTACGTTTGGTGAGTTTGCTGACCTTGATACATTATTAACAAAGAAACCAGAGGAGGTGATGGATTATCTACATATTATCGCAGCCATCATGTATAGACCAATCATAAGTTCCAAATCCAAACACAACTTTAAGATTGAGAAGTATAATCAAGAGACCCTCAACGATAGGGCGGAACTCTTCAAAAAGAAATTAGATGTCAAGTTTGCGTTAGGTGGACAGTTTTTTTTTACCAACTTCGGAAAGAGGTTATCCAATTATACCCGTCTATCTTTGACACAGAAGATCAGGAGAGAATGGGAGATGACGAAATGGATAGTAAAGAATTGGAGTCTAGTATGGAAATTACTTTCGAAAAAAGATT